ATTGCGGTTGTGACTGAGAGTCTCTGTTCAACTAGCTTTCTGTATCCTGCGTCTTCCGCATACTTAGGGTCACGCATAGCTCTGGTTACCTCAGCGGCAGAACCGTAAGGCTTTGCGCCTGCATCAGCAGCAGAAGTTCCACCTTTTTCAAGGGAAGGCTCTCCACCACCTAGCGCTTTGTATTGAGCATATAAGCCTTTGACTGCAACATTTGCTTGGCTCGTTGTCCCACTCTCAACAATCGTGTTGAAGGCATCTAGCTCATCATCAGCTAAGTTTTCACCAGCCCATCTAGCCATAGCGTCATACTCAGCTTCACCGCCCACAGAGTTGTGGATGCTTGCAGTTTGAGCTTCTACTAATGACTGTTGACCAGCGATGTATGCGTTGACCATTTCACGAGAGAGACCAGCTTGTTCAAGACTTTCATAGGTCTTGTCAGATAGCTCTCCTTTATTAGAAAATTCTTCGGAGGCACTTGAGATAACATTGTCAGAAGGTTCAGAAGTTTCTTTAGGTTTAGCTTCTTTACTTTCCTTGGTGTCCTTTGGTTCTGATAGTTTCTTCTCAGCTTCGGAATAGGCTTTAGCCATATCTTCTGGTGTGTCAAACTTCTCAGGCAACCACTCAGGGCGCTCACTTTCAATAGGGGTCTCTGTCTCTTCAACCTTTTCAGATTCAGATACGATAGATTGACCTCTAGCTTTGGCGGCTTCGTCTTGCATTGCCGCTTGTTTTTCTAGTGAGATATTTTCTTCCTCACTGTGTTCCTGTATAACAACTCTTTCCATTATTACTCGCTTATTTGTTGATTCATATTCGCTCCGTCTTGAGCTTGGCTTAACTGGCTACTAATCGCATTTACGCCATTAGGTACAGCAGCTTGCATCATCGCTGCTTGTTGGGCTTCCTGTGCCTCCTGCTGCATCTGTTCAGGACTCTTGATTAACTCTTGAGTCTTGATACCGAGAGAGGTTGCTCTACGTTTGAAGTATTCACTTACATTAACGAACTGAGCGACAGCTTCAGCGCCAACAACTTGAGCTGCCCCAGCTAGGAACAAATCAAGTTTCTGTAAATCATTACCACGACCTAGTGCTTCAACACCTGTAATGATAACAGGGTTCACCACATCTTTAGGCATTTCAGGTAACGATTTCTTTTTCTTCATGACTACCATTAGTCGGTTGACCATAGGCATCTGAAGTTCTGTACTAAGTAGAGAGTAGAGACCACCAAGGGCAGATTCTAGTTCAATACTTAACATTCTTATTTCTTCGGCAGTCACACGTTCGGCTTGGCGAACAACTCCTGAAGTAAGTAAGAAGGCGTGTCCAAGTCTATCTTTAATTTCATTGATAGTTTCTTGGGCAACGCGGAAGTCATTAAATTTATTAAGCTGTAGAACCGATACGTCCTGAGCATTACCTTGGGTGATAGCACCATTAGGTGACTCAGCTAGTGTTCTCGCTCTGGTTGTTCCGTTAGGGTTGACCATGAATAGAACCTTGGCTGCTGCTGCGCTACCTTCAACGATAGCTTGGGTAAGGGTCTCAAGAGATTGCAGGTCTCCGAGATATTCTTCTACATAACCTCGACCATAGTCTTCACCATCAACGCGAGTAAAGCGAAGGGGGATGAATGGGTTCTTGTCGAGTTTGTATTTACCTTCAGAGGATGGGATACGAATACCATTGATGTCTTGGTAGACAAACCAGTGGTCACTCTTACGGCACACCGCTGTGTAAAGATTGATAGCTTCGTCAGCGCTTTCTCCTTGAACACCTACGAGTTCTTTTAACTCCTCGGACAGTGACATATATGAAAGGGTTTCTTTGGTGCAGATGTATAGGGTATTACCCATAGCATCACGCTCAACACAATAGCGGTCTAGGTGGAACACGCGCATACCGCCATCATCAGGCATATATAGCAACGCATTACCAGCAACAATAAGATGCTTAAGTGCTTCATGGATAGCAACGCGATAGGTCTCACGACTAATCTCATCCATCACAGAATCTTCTACTTGTTGAAGTCCTGCTTCGATTTCAGACAATACACTTGCGTCAGCACCTTCGGCTGCCAAAGCATACTTGTCTATGTTAAGTCTAAAAAAAGGGGCGTTAGGGGGAAGGAGTGCAAGTAATAGTTTTGATGCTAGGTTGTTAGTTCCTCTTGCCCCAACGCCTTGAAATGGTGTCTCTAACCGTGAATGAGAACCGAAGCCCTCATCAGGCATTACATAAGGTAAAGTTAATTTAGATGCTTGTCTGGCTCTGTCTAGGTATTGGTATCGCTTCCCCTCAAGGGAGGTGTATAAGCTTTCGGCAGATTTGTTACTCATAAATATATTAGTCCTCTTCGACTTCTAGGGGTGAATAGGCATCAACAGTAGCGGACTCTTCGGACTCGTCGAGGTCATACTCAGAAACATCTAAAGCCCACATACCGTCAGCCGTAGGATAAGGTCTAGTCACCCAACGTGTTGTTCCTCCAGTAGTCCAGTAAGGGTATTTGCGGTCTTTACCTTCTTCGTCGGCTCGTTCGATGCCCGCTTCTTCACTTGCGTATATTAGATACATTAGTAGATGTCGTATTGATTGTTAATGTTAGCTTCGATGGCTGGACGGTTAGCTGACTGGGCAGTGTCGTATAAGATTATTTCCTGAACACTACCCGTAAGAGCGTTAGCACCACTAAAAGCAACTTTTCCTATAGAAATTGGAACCACAGTTGAAAGTCCTGCCGTTACGGTATCTGTTCCTGCGCTTAACCCGTTCTTATATGCGGTCAAAGTGGTTCCATTTAATTCAGCGGTCGCTACTATATGTTGGTTATTACCGCTTACATTAATAGACCCATCTCCGTTGTATCTGTATCTAACGTCACCACTTCCTTGCTGAATAAAAAATCCGTCGCTACCTCCGTCTCTAGTATCAATCAAATTACCAGAAGATATTTTAGAAACTGTTACAGCAAGAAAATCTCCAGAAGGAGAAAAGACACCAGCAGGATATACAGCAACAAAAAAAGAATCATCAAAGCTGAGAGCAGGAACACCACTCAATACAACTAACGAACCAGAACTAACAATCTTAGGTTGGCTCTCAGAAGCTGGTTGCACAGCATCACGACCGTTACCTGACTGGTCATACCATTTGGATACAAAGCCGTCATTACCTGCTCCAACCCAAGCTTCTAGCGTACCGTTAGATACCTCCTTGGCTAAGAATTTTCTATCTGTATCATCACTAGAACGTCTTACTTCAACTACCTTGTTGTTCCCTGCTTTGTCGTTGAGGTCACGTAGGCTGTATGCCGCCGCCGCTCCACCTACTACTTTACTTAGTAGCGGACGCGACTCACCCTTACGGTCTGAATCTATTACTGGGGCTGTGCGGTCTACTGTGATTGTCTCTGTGCCTGCGATGCCAGTAATCGTTATCTTCTGGGGTAAGATAGGCAGAGCCGCCTTCCAAGGTCTGTCGGTGAAACCAGCATTGTTATTAAGGAGATACTGTGGTTCGTTATCGCTTCCGTCTTCAAGTAGATACTCATAGCCATCTGTCTCGTTAAAAGAACTAGCGGTAATCCTCCCATTACCTCCTTGTTGATTCCAAGTGGCTCCTGCTACGGTGGTTCCTGTATATATACCACTAATGTCAGCTTGTCCCGCAACGGTTACTTGGATTGAGGTAGTAGCAGCAGTAAGAGGTAATGCGCTCACTGATGCAGTCATAGTTCTTACACCTGCAAACCTATCACGATTAAATGTGAAGGGTTGACCGTTTACCGTTAGGGTTCTGTCTGCCATTTATATTAGTAAGCTATATTTGCACCTGTGCCACTTGAGCCAGTGTTGACTGTAGAGCGACGAATAGTAAGAGCCGAAGTACCACTCTTTCTTGAAGAACCACTGCGACGCTTAAGAGCTTTATTCTCCACCGTCTTCGCTGTCTTAGTAGGAGGGGGAGGAGGTGCGGGTGGTGGCACTGGGTCTGGTATCTTGGGTGATGACATGCACATGATGTTATTCTTTCGTTAGGATATTTTCGTTTTGAATATCGAATTGATGGGTAAGGAAGTTAATGACCGAGCGTTGTCCGTTATGAAAGTCCATATCTCTTAATGACTTACTCGTATCAAAATCTTTTTGTGGGAAGTTTTCGACCAAAGCCTTGAGTAATTGTGGATGTATTGGGGGAAATGAGTCAGCCATAATTACCTTTCGCTTGGGTTCGATTCTTCATATTCCCTCTTCCTTATGTCATCTAACGACTTAGGTAACTTACCGTTCTTAATCCATTCCTCAGTTTGAACCAGACACATGGCGTTCCAAACGATAGCACCAGCGTGGTCTTCACTCTCATCCCCTTCGATGAATTGCCACAGGTGTCTATACAAACTATCTATGTATCTACTGAGTGGAATACCCTTAGTCCAGTTGTCACGACCATACTTATTAGCTCCATCTTCAAAGCGTTTAGAGGCAGCTCGTAGTGCATCTATAGGTAGCAACGAGGGCATCCCTTTTCCCTCCATCGCATCTCTCACTGCACCTGTGTCAAACTCTGAGCGTTTACCACTGTCAGGTAATGTTACTTTCTTGGTGTCCATAGTTTTATCTTTTTAGTTTCTAAGTTGTAATGTTGTTTCTGTAGGATGTAGGCTAGTCGTGCTGTGAGTAGGGCATCATCTTCTGTGAGGTCATGCTTCTTATACTCATTAACAACGGTCTCCCACGTAGCGCCATTCTTATCTAGTATTTTTTCGGCAGTCTTAATGCCAACACCCTTGAGACCTTTGTATCCATCAATAGCGTCACCTGTAAGTGTCTGAATGAGGTGGAAGCGTTTAGCTTGCTTTAACTTTGTAGTAGTAATCTCGTCCTTCAGGTGGTTATACCAAGTGATGGGCAGCGTGCCGAAGTCCTTGTCACCGCTAACTGCTATGGTATCCTTGGGGTTCCTAGTGCAGAGAACACCGATGAGGTCATCTGCTTCTAAGTTATCTACAATCAACCCGTTATGGTAGTCATACATATACTCAGTTAATGCCTTGATACACAACGGCTTACGTTTAGCTGAACGGTTAGCCTTGTAGTCTGGGTAGATGTCATGACGGAAGTTAGTCTTACTACTAATGCACGTAATGTAATCAGTAGCTTTTAACTTCTTCATAATACCCTCAACGAGTTCGTCTACCTTTGCGGTAGCTGCTGCCTCTGAAGAATGAAGCGTCCATATCTCATCATCCCATTTAGTTTCCACCTCTGATGAAAACGCTGCACGATATATAATCATATCGCCATCTATCATTATTGTTTTACCGCTCATATTTCTTTTTTGAATGTTTCTAGTTTGGTTATAAGTTTGACTAAGTGAATACGCTGTAGCTCCAGACTACTGAGAGTTTGTTTAAGTTCATCTATCTTAACTTCTAAACCTAGCACAATAGATTCTTTTACTAAGTGTTCTTTAGCCATTAGTGTGTATCCTTCCAGTTGTTTCCTACTTTATATTCACCATCAAGAGGACACTTGAAGTTCAAGTCATCGCCTGCCTTGGTAATTGCTTTGACGAATAAGTCACCAAGAAGAGGAGCATCCTTCTCGTCACAACTAAACTGCACCTCGTCGTGAACATTGGCGTGCATCAGATAGAACGCTGGTGCTTCTTCTACAAAGTTCACTAGGGCTTGTTTCATTATGACTGCACCTGCTGACTGCAACAGTAGGTTAAGTGCAGAGTGTGCTGAACGGCAGGGGAGCTTACGTCCGTCGAGACCTGTGAGTGAACCGACTGATGTGACCTTAGCTTCTACTGCTGTTACTAACTTGCTGTATGCTGGAAGGTTCTTCTTGAAGTTACCCTTGAGGCGCTTGCCTTCCTTAGAACTACCACCAACAATGGAACCAATCTTGGCATCACCTGCGCCATAGAGTGTAGCATAGATGAAAGTCTTGGCTTGGTCTCTTGTCTCTAGTCCTGCTGCTTTTTGATTAGCTGTATGGATGTCACCCTCAAGGATAGTCTTAGCATACTTGCCATCATCCCAAGGGTATAGATAGTGGGCAAGACATCTTAGTTCTAATCCACTAGCATCACATCCTACTAATACTTTACCCTCTGGTGCAGTAAACAATTCTCTACACTCACCACCATAGGGACTACGGACAGATGGGACTTGAGCTACGTTAGGGTTCTGATGAGTGCATCGACCACTGATAGCACCATTAGTATTGATGCCTCCATGTATCTTACCCTCACGCTCTAACTTAATCCATGCTTGATTACCTTCCATGAGTTGTCCAAGTCTTTTTGATATGGTCAAGAACTGGAGAAGCTTGAGAGACTCCGCAGTGTTAATATCTTTTAGAACACCTTCGTTTATAGCAGGGCGCTTACCATCAAAGGCGGCAGGCTTCCATCCTTGTTCCATTAACCTAGCAGATATTTGGTCACGACTGTTAGGGTTGAATGGAATAGATTTAGTTTTGCGGTCACCCTTAATACAATCGTTAGCTTTGTAGCCGACCTCTAGCATAGCTTTCTTTGTAGGAAAGACATCACCGTTTCGGTTCTCCCATTGGAAACTTTTAGTTTCTTCAACGATAGGAGGAAAAGCTTTTTGTAACTCTGACTCTATCTCACACCTCTCAAGCATCAGCCTCTCCATAAGTTCAACAGCTTTTCTATTATCAAAAGGAAACCCGTTGTATTCTTGGAGACGCATTTGGGTAGCGAACTTATGCTCAAGCTCTATCATTTGTTCTGATGGATGTCTGCACTTTAACCACAGATACAAAGCAGAAGTCACACGAACATCTTGCTCGCAGTAATCTTGCATCTCTTGTGTCCACTGTGACCAGTCCGCTGTCTCACCATAGTTATCCTTGAGGATACCTAGTCGAGTTCCCCAAGCCTTGAGTGAGTGTGAGCCTATTAGCTTAGTGTCAAAGTCTACACGCTTGAAGTCATCGTTGCGTACATCTGGGAAGATGCACCGAGCTAACACCAAGGTGTCTATCACGTTGTCGTGAGTGAACCCATATAACTTACGAAGGGCAGGGACATCGAACCCTATGACGTTGTGTCCTACAATAGTATTAGCGTTCTTTAACTTCTCAAGTCCTTCTTCAATGTTACCTGCTACTGTGCTGTAGCTGCTCATCTCTTGAGTATATGACTCGTAGATGGATAAACAATGTAGTGTGTCTAGGTCGCTGAGTGTTGCCCAGTTTTTAATTCCGTTTGTCTCTATATCAAATGTCAGTGTGTTCATATGTTATTGTGTAGTTCTGTGGCATTATACCTGCGACGTTGTAATCAATCCATTCTACTGCTTCCTCATCTGTCATGCCTTGCGACATAAATACTTCGATAAGTTTTGCATACGAATAGACTAAGTAACCTCTATTATCGTGACCAATGATTGCATCATCGCAACCATCAAATCGTATCGCCTCGTCAACTAAGCTCTCCATTGTTTTTAAGTTCTGTTAATCGTTCTAGTGGTAATAGGATGCCCTTGCTAGAGTTCTTATCTCCACCTCGCTTATCCATAGTGCTTCCCTTCATTGGCTCTATTATCTCTTTGAGTTTGGTTGTCTCAATGAAGATGAAAAGATTCTCGAAAGCAAAGCACCAGTAGTCCGCTTCGGAGCGAGAGATACCAGAGGGCTTGCCCCTTGATTCATATTCAATATATAGGTTGCCAGTAGTCTTCGCTTTAAGGTCTCTTTTGACCTCAATCTTTTTGTCTTGTAAAAGGTCAGCCACTTGCTTCTCAGCAATCTGTCCCACCTTGAGGTCGTATCTGAAGTTTGAACAATATTCCATAATTTAAAAGTAATTTTCACCTGTCTCTCCCTCTATAAACTTTTCCTCTGTTAATCGTCCTGTCTCTACTTGCCACCTTAAGTTGCAAGCAACACCAGTATCACCACTGAATCTATTCTTCAGGACTCTTACTGATGTGAGATGTTTACTCTCTGCGTCTTGTTGGTTCCGCTCTAAACCAATAACCATATCGCTTAGCTGTGCGATACCCGCCGACCCTCGGAGTTGTGCTACCGATGTGGTTGCACCGTCTTCGTGTCCTCTACCTTCTGGTCGCTTCAAGTGACTGACAAGTATGACACCCATCTTGCACTCCTCAACCAAGGCACGAAGCTTTGTCATTAAGTTGTCTATCATACGACGTTCATCACCTTCAGAGCTACCTGAGATAACGATTGAGATGTGGTCGAGAACTATGTACTCAACATCTAATGACTTAGCCATGTATCTTATGTGACCAACAAGCTTGTCTCCTTCCAGAGAACCCCAGTGGTCATATAAAAAGAATCTACCATTACCCACGGTAGCCTCGTATGCTGCTTTGTATTCCTCATTAGCATCGAAGTTATCTAGGTGTAGTAATTTATTGAGATGTAAACCAATGATACCATTGCCAGTTCTCTCAACACTTTCTTCAAGTGCGATGTATCCTATCTTCTTATCGGTGGTGGTCAGTATATTGTAAGCTACCTCTTTACATATCTGAGACTTACCTATGCCACTGCCAGCACAGAAAGTAATTATCTCTCCTGTGCGGATACCTCGTGTGACTTTGTTCAAGCCCTCAAAAGGATAAGGGATAGACTCAAAGTTCTTAGGTGATGTAAGTCTTTCGTATAACTCATCGCCACCTACGATTGCATCTAGTCCCCACACCTTGGCGTTCCATATAGCCTTGAGTATTTCTTTGGGCTGCTCGGCTAACAACAATTCGTTAGCATCCTTCATGGGTAGGTTAGCAATCTTACACTTACCTGCTGGTATGATGTGAGCGACATCTTCCATGCCTTGCTTGCCCACCTCATCGGAGTCAAACATAAGCACAATCTCTTCAAACTTATTCAACCATTCAAGCTGACGTTTGAATAATGACTTGGCACTCTGCACTCCTGAGCTAAGAGAAACCACTTCCCAAGTGTTATTCTGAACCTGAC